TAAGTTAAGTAAAAAAAATATATAGAGTGGCCAGTCCTGTGTTGGAGTGGATTGTGGAGTCTAGTCACAATTTATAAAAAATTAGCAACGTAATGGGAGAAATAGATGATTAATTTGACTTTTGAGAGAAAAGCAGATGTGATTGATTTTCGTGATTGGAATAAGCATATTGTAGACAAATGCTCTTGTGAATTAAAGATTAAATTTGAAAATGAATTCGGTTTGCACAAAGGCCATACTGGTATTTATAACTTTACTAAAAATTTTGATGGTTGTCGAGAAATAGAAAAGAGAATTAAAAATGGTGAATTAAAATATTATAATATTTATTCTACTGAAATTAATCACTGGTCTCGTATTTTAATTGGTAAAGGAAAAATGATTGCTGGATATAAAAAAGGAGATAAAGTTTTAAAAAATACATTTACTATTTCTGGAAATCGAAATGATTTTGAAATTTGGGTTTCTTTTCCTGATTATAAATTTTTAAGATGGTCCGAAAAAGGCGGACAACATTTACTTGCTAAAAACCAATCATCTTTGATTGATAATATGGATAAAGAAAATGCAGATCTTATCATGAATAAATTACATTCATTGATGAGTTTTAAAATAAATCAGCAGGGCTTTATTCTTTGACAAATTTACTTGAATCTGACTTGCGTAGATGGTTGCGTTCTATCTGGTCGCGTGGTCGTGGCGGAATTGATGTTCAGTGGGTTGAACCAGCCAAAGGATCATCAATTGGATTCCCTGATGCAATTGTGATTGTTCATCCAGTTCTTTTGCCGATAGAATTAAAGCTGAGCAAACGTCTTGGGAATGGAAAGTATGTTGCAATTGTCAGGCCTGTTCAAAGAAGGTTTCATCTGTTGATGAAAAATTATGACATGTTTTCTTGCTTTCTGTTAGCTGTGGGAGAGAAAAATAATTTTGAAGTCTGGCTTGCGCACAATAGCTTTCCTGTTTGGGAGCAGAATGATCTTCCGGGCGAAGTCATGATTGCGCATCAGCAAAATGTAAATGGCACAATAAACAGAATACATTTCATCAAAGAGATTTTAAATTTGATGAAGAAGCATGACCAATCTGTGATCAGAACTGACAGAGAATGACCATGGACAAAAGATGGTTCATGATTGAAGCATATTCCGGACAAGAGCATGATTTATATCTGCGTCTTGCAGGGGCGCAGCTAGAATGCTGGAGGCCGATAGACATACAAAGGCCCAGCTGTCGCCGTTCAAGTGCTCGTAGGCCATTAGAAATCCGTTTAAAACGTATTTCACGCTTTGGTAGTTATATTTTCCTCAACGCAATAATGACTGAGTCACTTTTTCATGCAATTCGTAACACGAAAGAAGTCAAAAGAGTTGTTTGTTACACAGGAACAAGCAGTCCTTGTGTGATTGATGAAAAGCTGATCAAGTTTTATAAAGAAAGCAAACCAGAGAAAAATACTGACAAAATTGATTATAAAATTGGCGACAAAGTGATGATTGAGAATGGACCATTACAGAATACAATGGCAATTATAAAATCTATTAGTAAATCTAATGTTTTAGAGCTAGAATTAAACGTGCACAATAATCATTCAACAAGAGTGATCATTGAATGCGCACATGTCAGGTTATGTTGATGACGCTTTTCTGCGCCGATATAGCTGTGATAAAGAATGCTGCAGCAATGTGGCAGATGGCGGAGCTTTGTGTTCGTTTAAAAGCGATTTATAAAACGAAAAAACAAGGACCAAAAACGTAATGTCGCGCGGAACACCAACAAGCAATCAACTTTCTCATAGATTTCAGCCTGGAAATCCTGGCGGTCCTGGCCGACCGAAAAAGATCTTGACTGCTGCGGAGTTAATGGATCAACAAATCAAGCGCGACTTGAAAGCTGTAGCAAAAGATCACAGCCCAGAAGCTTTTCGTTTTTTGCTTGAGGTAATGCGCGACACAACAGCCGGAGTTCAACACAGATTAAATGCCGCTCAAAATATTTTAGATAGAGGATGGGGCAAACCTACGAATCAAACTGACATAAATGTAAATGTTTATGATAAAATGACAAATGAAGAATTAGTCAAGTTGATAACCGGAAAGGAAATAGACGGCGAGTTGATCGACAGTTTTGATTCAGAAATGGTTGAAGATGAACAGTAAGATTATATATGATAAATTGATGAAAAGAGCCATTGGGCGTGTTTACATTAAAGGTTTGCACGAGCGCCATCATATTATTCCAAAGTCGATGGGCGGATCTAATAAAAAAGAAAACATAGTTTGTTTGACTTATAAAGAGCATTTTCTGGCTCATTGGCTTTTGACTAAGTTTGCTGAAGGTAAAGATAAAATAAAAATGCTTCATGCTCTTGCTATGATGTCAAATAAAAATAGTTTAGGGAATAAAAATAAAAGGAACAGTAAAAGGATAATTTCCGCATGGCAGTATGAGGTTTCTGCCAGTGCAAGATCAAAATCTATGATGGAAAAAAAGATCGCATTAGGCCATAAAAAAACTTATGAGTCTAATCAGAAACATAGTAAAAAAATGAAAGAATTTTATTTAACTTTAGAAGGAAAGGAAATTATTGAAAAAAGAAAAATTAATATGATAGGAAACAAAATTGCAAAAGGAGGCCACAGCCATACAGAAGATACTAAGATAAAGCTGAGAGGAAAAAATCATTGGCGGTCAATTCCAATAAGATGCATAAATGATCAGAGAGAATTCTTTGGAGCAGGCGACGCTTCAAGATTTTATAAATTATCTGTCGGAAAAATCCGCTCAGTATTAAACGGGAAACGTGAACAAACAACCTGCGGTTTAAAATTCGAATACATAATTAAAATGGCACAAGCAGCATGAGCCTTGATTATGAATTAGATCTTGATCCTGAATATTTATTAAGTTTGCCGCATCATGTTCTTGTTGCAAAGCTGCAAGCCAAAACTGTATTAGATGTAAGAGAATCAAAAGAAGCTTGTGAGAAATCTTTAATTGAATTTGTAAGGCAGAGCTGGCATGTCGTTGAGCCAGCACAAGAGTTTGTTGATGGCTGGGTTCTTCAAGCAATTGCTATGCATCTTGAAGCTGTGACAGAAGGCACAATAAATCGTTTGCTGGTAAACGTTCCTCCTGGATTTATGAAGAGCTTGCTTACCAGCGTATTTTGGCCTGCTTGGGAATGGGGCCCAAAAGGATTTCCTCACAAACGATATCTTGCTACCTCGCATTCGCAAAATCTCGCGATCAGAGATTCAACTAAAATGCGTCGTTTAATTCAGAGTCAATGGTATCAGGATAGATGGGGAGATGATGTAAAATTAACAGGCGATCAAAACAGCAAATTAAAATTTGAAAATAGCGCAACAGGTTTTAGAGAAGCAACAGCATTCACCAGCTTGACTGGTGTTAGAGCAAATACAGTTATAATAGACGATCCTCATAGCGTTGATAGCGCAGCTTCAGAGGCAATGAGAGAATCAACAATTACAACATTTCTTGAAGCTGTGCCGACTCGACTTGTAGATCCAAGAACATCAGCGATTGTCGTAATTATGCAGCGTTTGCATGAAGAAGATGTTAGTGGCGTAATAATAGAAAAACAATTAGGATATTGCCATCTTTGTTTGCCGATGGAATATGATTCAAATAGACATTGTGTAACAGAAATTGGTTTTGAAGATTTAAGATCTGAAGATGGTGAGCTTTTATTTCCAGATAGATTTCCAAGAGAAGTGGTTGAAAGAGACAAATCAGTTTTAGGCCCTTACGCGAGTGCGGGGCAACTGCAACAGTCACCAAGCCCACGTGGCGGCGGAATAATTAAACGTGATTGGTGGCAGCTTTGGGATGATGAGATGGCGCAAGCAAATGGTCTTGCGAATGCAGGCAAATATCCTCCGATGGATTATATAGTTGCTTCGCTCGATGGAGCTTACACCACTAAAGAAGAAAATGATCCAAGTGCACTTACAATATGGGGAGTGTGGCAGAAAGGAGGACAATCAGCTCGTCGAATATTAAATAGAACTGGAGAAGTTACAGATATACTTGATGATCGTGATACGATCCCTTCTTTAATGCTTATGTTCTCGTTTGAAAAAAGATTGCCGATACATGGACCTGATGTAATGCGTGAAGATGGAGAATCAGAAAACGCATACAAGATAAGAAAAAAATTAGCGTGGGGCCTTGTTGAGCATGTAATAGATGCTTGCAATAAATACAACGTTGATACTTTGCTTATTGAATCAAAAGGTCCAGGAATATCTGTTGCACAAGAGATACAGAGGTTAAATAAAACAAACACATGGTCAGTTCAGCTTATAAATCCAGGTAATGCGGATAAAGTAGCAAGAGCATATGCAATCCAGCCTATTTTTAGCAATGGCATAGTTTATGCCGCAGACAAGGAATGGGTGGAGAAAGTAATAACTCAGTGCGAGCATTTCCCCAAAGGAAAGCATGACGATCTTGTGGACAGCACGACTCAGGCTCTTAGGTATCTAAGAGAGAGAAATTTACTTAGAAGGCCTGAAGAGATTATTGCTGACATTAAGTTTGAAGGAACTTACAGGCCGCAAGTTAAAGCAGTGTATGATGTTTAAGAAAATAAGAGACTAACTATGATATTCTCTAGTTGTTTGTATTGCAATGAAAAGATTCTTATAGGCAAAAACAAAAAGCCGTGGAAAAATGCAAAAACATATTGCAATAATAAATGCCAGAAAAATTACGAGAGCGATATACTAGTAAAAAATTGGCTTGACACTGGAATAATTCAAAGAAAGCCTAGAACATATGTTCCTGGTTGGGTAAGAAAACATTTGATAAACAATAGAGGATATAAGTGCGAAGTTTGCAGCATTGATAGTTGGAATGGAAAACAGATAACATTAGAAGTGGATCATATTGATGGCATTCACTATAATGAAAGTGAATCGAATTTGCGTTTAATTTGTCCAAACTGTCACAGCCAAACCGAGACATATAAAGCTAAGAATATCGGAAAAGGAAGAACTCTTAATCGATATCCTAAATGAAGTAACGCTGGCATAGTATAATGGCATTACAGTAGATTTGTAATCTTCTGATGGGGTTTCGATTACCTCTGCCAGCACCAATTAAGGCTAACCGATGAAATCTATGGATGAAGTCGAGCGCAGAAGCAAAGAAATATCTCGCCGCATGAAAGCAATTCAAATCGAATTGCGCTCAAGCGATTTAAATCCTGCGCAAGCGTTCAATCTTGCTGAAGAGTTGGTTATATTGTATAACGAATCTCAAATTCTCGATGCGAGCGTTTACCAGTTTAGAGCGTTGGCTGAGCAATTGCTATCATCGCGTTGCTCTGGTCCTCACTAGGAGTCAAAATGATCAAACGATTTATATATGCGTTTAAATGTTTCAAATATGCTTGGCAGGATTATCGTCCGCATCAAAAGCCAATGCGTAGTTTTGAAAATTGGATGTTAGCTAACGAATCGTTTTTGGTTGGAACTTATTTTGAGTTTAAAAAAGAAAGTAACAATAAACTTTTCGACTCAAAACTACTCAGCAAACGCTGCATTAGCAAAGATGGTCGTGTTCGTTATTTTCCTGTTGTCCCTGAAGGTTATGATTTAGCCATCAAAGAGACACGGCACTAGTTAGGATTTAGTTATGTTAGAGAATGATCCACGTTTCCTGCGCCAGCCAGAAGATGAAAAAGCTCCTGCTCCTGGTAGCGAAACAGTTGACCTTGGCGACCTTGATCTTGTCAAGCTAAAGCCTGATGCGCTTGTTATTGACTTGCCTGATGGGTCGATCTCCATAAACTTTGGCGGCCTTGGTCTTGCGCCAATGGAAGATGAAGCAAAAGATCACGATGCTAATCTCGCTATGCATCTTAGCTCAGGAACGCTTGGTGGTATTGCTGATGAATTATTACGCTTGATTACGGATGACGTAACAAGACAAGAGCAACGCCTACAAGATGTTGTTAAAGGAATAGACCTGCTTGGCATTAAACTTGAAGAGCCGCGTAGTGAGCCGAACGATGAAGGCATAAGCGTTGTTAGGCATCCGTTGTTGCTTGAAGCTATCTTACGTTTTCAAGCTAACGCACGTGGTGAACTGCTGCCCGTTGATGGTCCTGTTAAAGTCGCTAATGATGGCGATGGCACTGTCGGCATGGACGAAGAAGCAAAAGAACTTGAAGAAGATTTTAATCACTACTTAACAGCAGGATGCCCTGAGTATTATCCTGACTTTGATCGCATGCTATTCTCCCTTGGCCTTGGTGGCGAAGCATATCGCAAAGTTTATTATCATCCCCTAAAGCGTCGACCAGTTTCAGAAACAATCGACCGTAAAGATATTATTCTTGCTGATGGTGCTGTATCGCTGGAAGCTTGCGGGCGTATTACTCATCGTTCTCGTATGCGCCCAAGTATCGTAAAGCAAATGCAACTTGCTGGTGCTTGGCGCGATGTAGCTTTAACAATGGGCGTTATTGCGCCAGATTTAAATATTGTTGACCGTAAGCTGGATGAAATTGCCGGCATGCAGCCTAAATCTAATCTTGGCGGATTAGAAGAAGCTGATAGAGAAATTTATGAATGTTATTGCGAGCTTGATCTACAAGGATTTGAGCACAAAGAAGATGGCGAAGAGACAGGACTACCGCTGCCGTATCGCGTAACGATCGACAAAGATAGTCGTCAGGTATTAGAGATAAGGCGTTGGTGGGAGGAAGGCGATGAGTCCTACAACAGAAAAGAAGTATTCGTTGAATATGTCTTTGTGCCTGCTTTTCCGGGCGTTAATCTTGGTTTGCTTCATATTCTGGGAAATGCTAGTCGCGCTCTTACTGCAGCTTGGCGAATTGCTCTTGACAACGGCATGCTTGCTAATTTCCCTGGCGGCATTATGGCTCGATCCACAGGTAAGCAACAGACGACCAATATCCGTGTTGGCCCAGGACAGGTTGCGCCGATGGACGTTGATGGCGTTCCCCTTAACCAAGCATTTATGCCGCTGCCATACAGAGACGTAACAGGCGGCTTTATTAATATCATACAGAACGTTGAGCAAGTTGCTCAGCGCGTTGGCGGAACAGCAGAGACTGCAGTTGGCGAAGGGCGCAATGATGCTCCTGTTGGCACAACGATTGCGTTAATAGAGCAAGCACAAAAAGTAATTAACGCTGTTCACAAACGTATGCATGCAGCACAGCAAAAAGAATTTGCTTTGTTTAAGGAATTGTTCCGGCGCGATCCGGAATCAATTTGGCGCAACAATAAGAACCCGCGTTTTGAAGGCGATCGCGCAAAGCTAATGGGCGCATTAGAAAATAACGATATCGTTCCGAAAGCTGATCCTAATACTGCTAGCCAGAC